CACTTTCCTGCCGCAATTCACGCTCTGGCTTTCCTGCAACGACTTACCCTCGGTCAATGATAAGAGCTTGTTTGCCTCCGACCGGGTTCGGGTGATCGAGTTCAACCGCCACTTCACCGAGGAGGAGCGGGACAAGACTCTGAAAGCGGAGTTTCAGACACAGGAGGCTATGCAGGGTATTTTCGCATGGCTGGTCGCCGGGTATTTCAAGTATAAGCGGTTCGGGCTGAAAATGTCGGAGACTATGCGCCGGGTCGTGCGGCAGTATGAGAGAGACAACGATCTCGTCTTGCAGTTTCTTGAAGAAAAGTGCGAAAAAGCCGAGGGTGTCACTACCAAAGCGAAGTCTCTCTACGACTCTTTCAAAATCTGGTGCAAATCCAACGGCTACTTTGTGTGCAGCGCAAAACGATTCAACGCCGATATGGAAGCGCACCCGGAGTGGCATGACGGAAAATCCGTTTATAACGGTTATCCCTCCTATAAGGGTATCCGGCTGAAAGGGAGTGTGTGAAGTGCCGAGAGTATTGACCAAAGGCGACGACTTTCAGATCGGGGCCTATATGTTTCCTGACCGCAAGCGGCCCTGTCTCTGTGTTCAGCACGAGATCAGAATATGCGGCACTTTTCAAAACGTCGAGGCGGCTGACCTGTTTATGAATGAGCTGGCAAACATGGTCGGAGCGGCGAAGGAGGTGTGACTATGCGATTGGACGAAGCAATCTCTCACGCTCGACACGCCTCTACTCGTATTGATCTGTGCCGTGAGTGCAGAAAACAACATAAGCAGCTTGCCGGTTGGCTGGAAGAATTGGCAAAGTATCGGGCTGAAAACCGCAGAAAACTATTTACCGTTTTCCGTTGCCGTAAATGCGGTCATCTACTTTATGTAAAAGAAGATGACTTTCCACGGAAGCTCGAAAGGATTGCCGGTATGTTCTGCCCCGACTGCGGAAAACAAGGCGAGGGCCTGTGGTGTCTGCTGGGCCGAGCTGGAACGTTCAGGGGCAGAGTTCAGTGTGAATGGGAGGAGGAAACCGATGATTGATTTTGAAAAATATTACACCTTTCCCGCCTCTGAGGTATCATGCGTGAGTGTCGGCACCGACGTTGATCGGGACAATCCCTGCTGGCTTCGAGTTGATCTGAAAAACGGAAAAGCATTGACTGTATATTATCGTACCGGGGAGGCCAGGGATAATGCCAAGCGGATATTGTGCAACCGTATCGCCCATGAGTTGAACGCCGCAGACGAGCAAATATTGAACAAACTCTATCTGATTTTCAATACCGTGCGCCGCATGGATAAGCGTCAACTCAGGATTTGGCAGCAACTCAAGCAACTTCTTCCGTCGTTAGGTAATTTGGAGGATGGCAACAATGGGGCCTGACAACTCTACCCCGGTGACACTCTACTACGTTGACCCTGCCACCGGCAAAGCGACCAAGCTGGGGCCTGGTATTCCCGAATTGACTCTGACAAACGGAGGTGACGAAATCGTGAGCTGTTGTCGAATGTGCATTTCCTGTTATCACGCAGACCGCAAAAGGGAGCATGACGGACGGGTCAGGTGTACAAGGTGGAGCCGTTGGGTTGACCCGGAAGCTAAACCCTGCGAGGAGTATTCCGACTTTACCCAGGAGCAGTATGACGAGCTGAGAAAAATGCTCGGTATCCCTGGTGATAAAAGTGAGTGACTTTCGTAAAAGTCTTCTTAAACTGACGGGGTTTTGATTTTTGGAAAAATGACTGTCACTGATTTAGTGAGTTTTTGGTGAATAATCGCTCACTACCGGAAACCCTTGCGGCATAAGGATTTGAGAGCGATTTTCAGTGACTATTTTATATTTTTCCCTATAAACCCTCTATAAGAGTGATATATAAGAGAGACTTTACTCAAAATCGGAAAATGGTTCACCAAACTCACTAAATTGACTTTGAGCATTGGAGGTATGCAAAATGGCTGAAACGAAAGAGCTTGCTCCCCGTAAACGAGGAGGAACGGTGGGCAAGGGAACCCGACCGAAGCAGTCTGAAAAAATGAGCGTCCAGGTAGAGCCGGGAGACAATCGGCGGTATCTGGAACATTCCCTCGCTATGTGGGATTGGGAGAAGCCCGACATGAGCGACAATGAGCAAGTTCGAGAGAGGATTGTGCGGTATTTTGAGCTGTGTGCCAAGGACGATATGAAGCCCAGCGTGGCGGGATTGGCTATGGCTTTTGGTCTGGATAGACGGCGATTGTGGGAAATCGTCACCGGACAGTCCAAGCTAACGACTTTGGTGGTGGACACGATTAAAAAGGCGTATCAAATTCTCAATATGCAGATGGAAAACTATATGCAGAACGGGAAGATCAACCCCGTCGCCGGTATCTTCCTGATGAAGAACAACATGGGGTATCAGGACAAGTCCGAGATGGTGCTGACCCCGAACAACCCCCTGGGAGATCAGGCCAACCCGGAGGAGCTGCAACAGAAATACCTGGAAGCTGCCGGAATGGAGATCGACGACGAGGATTGAGCGACTTTCCGACTGTGACCAAGGCCAGCGACTATGGCTGG